ATCAATCACAATTCAAGCAGATAGCGTAGCAGTTAACGGTTTTTCTGCAAATGATATTATGATGTCAGACGATATTTCACCTAATTCAAAAGGATATGCAAATGCAATTACTTCTGATTTAGCCGATGCTGGAACACCTGAAACAGTAAGTGGTTCTCTAAACGTAATTGATTCTGATTCATTTAACACAATCGCTAACGCACAATTTACTAACGTTTCGGTGAAGTAAATGACGTGGGTTCTGTATAAGGACAATGTTCACATTATCGTTAAGGACTACGAAAACGGGCTAGTTGATATAAGAGAAGTAAACGGTTATCGGATTACATTAGTAGAAAAATCAGATCTTGAAATACTAATTGAGGGACGCTAAAAAGCGTTCCTTTTTTATTTGTCCTAAAACGGTGACGATCTGCAAGTACATAAGTGACAACTACTTTAGGAGTGAATTTCATGAATGTATTAACTAACCCGTTACACCCGTTAAATCCTATGAATACGTCAGGAATCTATTATAGTGATACACACACTTATGAATCAGTAGTAAAGGCTACTTGTGAAGGCTGGACACTATTAGATACATTCGGCTGTATTATGATGGGTTCTGTTGCCTTAGTAATTATAGTGTTCTGTATTTGGATGCTTAAGGAAATGTTCACAGAATATTAAGGAGTGATCTTGTGACAAGAGAAGAAAAAGTTAAATGGCTAGTTGAAGCTGTACGATTAGTTGAAGGTGTTTCTGTGCCAGGGGCTACATTTGAACTAATGTCAGATCGTCAATTAGATTTAGAAATGCAATGGTATGACTATTTGCTAGATAAGTAATAAAACGCCTCATTCTTTTTAGAGTGGGGCTTTTTCTATGTCCTAATTTTGCCACCAATTGCAAGTACATAAGTGTAAGACATTATAAGGAGGCGTACAAAATGATAGGGCATAGGCGTGTTAAAGTTTGGGAAGATTCAGGTGCAGTAAAAGAAACTGAGGTATACTTACCTAATATCAAAGACGTGATAGGCTTTTTAAATGGCACTTGGAATTTCTCAGTATATGATGATTGCTTTCACGGTAAGAACAAATTAGGTGATGTAGATGCAAGTTTAGAGATCGGAGGTTGGACGTTAAATATTGAGTTCAAAAGAGATCGTACAGCACTTACTACTGGTCAGATCGTTAAGGCTATTCGACAAGCTAAACACAGTAAGATAACTACCTTATTCGTTTTTGGTGACACTAATAAGCCTTTTGAGTATTTGCGTTTTTCTCCTAACAAATTAGAGGGAACAGGTTTTATTAAATGTGACACTAGGACTTTATCAAAGGTTCTGAAGCAATGGAACGATTGGGCTTTAAAGAATGATCTAACTAATAAGAATGACGTAGATTGGACTATTGCTAAACGTTACTTAAATGCTGTAGGTGGAGGTAAGAAATAATGGAAAAGAGTTTAACAGGAATTGCTATGATTGAACGCAAATTAGAAAGTGGAGTGCAGGTATTTTCAGCTAAAGATGTAGCCCACTTAATTAATGAGGTTCGTATTCAAATGGCTATTAATCGCAAATTAACTGAATCTAAGAAATGATTATTTAGAAATGTGTTCTAATTAATAAACATTAAATGGAGGTTGTAACATGTATATTGTATTTGACTTTGAAACTACTGGATTAGATTATAAGGAAGAACAAGTAATAGAAATCGCTAGTGCTAAACTAGATGAAAACTTAGAACCTATTGAGACTTTTCACACTATGGTAGCACTTGATGAAGGGCGAACTTTGCCACAGTTTATTAGACAATTAACAGGAATCACAGCAGAAGATTTAGAGGGCAAAACACCTGAACCTGAGGCTATGCAACAATTAAAAGAGTTTATTGGTGACTCTATTGTAGTAGCACAGTTCGCTAGTTTTGATCTTTCATTCTTATCTAAGGTTTTAGTTCCTGAGAAATTTATTTGCACTAGATCAATGGCACGTCTTTTACGCCCTGAGGAATATGCTAGTTTATCTAACCTAATTAAGATTTATGGTATTGAGAACCTTGACCCACACAGGGCATATGCAGATGTAGAGGCAACTATAGAAGTGTTCAAGCGTCAAAAGAAAGAATGTGACGAAAAGGGAATTGAGTATATGAATGTATTAATTGATTCAAACGAACGCCCTTTAAAATATGTTCCTGAAAATGCTGTAGTTCAGTATATGGAGTTTACTAAGTAAGGCGTGGGGATTTCCTCACGTCTATTTTTTATGCCTTAAAGCTTACCATACCTGTATTTCTCTAAGGGCTTGCACTCTTATTTAGTAGAACACAACACAGTTAAATAATAAGGAGGTTGTTATGGTGACTGTGAGAGGAAAAGTAAAGGGTAAGACTTATGAGGAATGGCAAAATCGCTATAAAGAACTAGATGATTTCTTATATATCGTAAAACAAAAAGTTAAAGAAGGTAAAGAACTTTCAAGAGAGGTACTAGAACGTTCTGTAGAAATGAAAGCTGAACTTAAACAGTGTGAACGTATCTTAAGATGCTGGACTAGTACACTTGATTTTATGTATGAGTATTTCAGTGACGATAAGAACCCTGAGAACGAAAACAATTTAATTCCAGCAGGGATAAGTATTTTCGATGCACCTGACTTTCATAAAGAGTTAACAGGTTACCTTAACTCACTGTTAGTTAACGTAACAGATCGTATTGCTTGGTCTGTTCCCCGTGGTCATGCCAAAAGTACCTATTTAAGTAATATGTTTCCAATTTATAATATTTGTTATTCACTCAGACAATTTATAGTAATAGTTTCTGAGACTCAGGATGGTGCTAGATTGTTTGCAGATTATGTAAATAACCAGTTGAAGCATAATGCTAAGTTACGTGAAGATTTTGGCGAACTAATGGACGAAAACGGTAGAGGAAACAAGAAGGATAATTCCGACAAGTTCATCACAAAGAATAATATAATGGTTGCCATTGGTTCAACACAAAAACAATTACGAGGCATGAAGTACCTCAATTCTCGTCCCGACTTGTTATTAAATTGACACTTTTACTAGAAATAGTAATTGAAAAATTGGGTAATATCGGTGAAGGCTGAAATGCTAATACCGAGATAAGGTAGCAGTTTAAAAGCTGTTGCACATCGTAACGCATAGTAGGTGAAACTGATCTATCAGAATATAATCCTGCCACGAGTACCCGACACCTAAACGTAAAGTCGTAGGTGAAAATGTATGCTGAACTATAGCGAATAGAAAGCTATAGAAGTAGAGGATAAAAAGCCTTTACGGTAACAAATTGAATACTGGACGATTTAGAATCTGAGAAGAACACAAACACGCCTGAACTAAGACAAAAGAACTTAACATGGTATACAAAGGTTATTAACCCTTTAGGTGACCCACAACGAACTGCATTTATCTACATGGGAACATTAGTAAACCCACACGGCTTACTGCCCTATGTAATGCAACGTGCCGATTTCACCAGCAAGCGTTATTCAGCTATTGTTAATCCACCTGACAACGTGGAACTGTGGGAAAAGTACGAGGAAATTTATAGAGACGTAGATAATCCTAATCGTAAGGATGAAGCAGAGGATTTCTATTTCATGAATCAAGAAGAAATGGACAAAGGCACTAAAGTATTGTGGCAAGATCGTATGCCATATTACAAGCTGATTCAAGAAAAGGTAAACGTAGGAACACGGGCATTTAACTCAGAGTACCTTAACTTACCTTACAGTTCTGAGGACGCAATTTTTAAACCTGAGTATTTCACGTTCTATGACGATAAAGATTTATATGACGATCACGGGCGTTTAATTCCGATGGATTTATACGGATTTTGGGACATTGCCATTACTGGTAAAGGAGATTATAACGCCATAATTACATTAGGTCGAGATAGAAGAACTGGTGTATTCTACGTGCTAGATGCCTATGCAGGTAAGATCAACATGCACGAAGCGTTGAAACTAGCAGAACAGAAGATACTTGAATATGAACATCATACTTTTGGAGTCGAGACAATACAGGCACAATGGTCTATGTTCCAGCAACTTAAAGTGAACTTATCAAAAAGAAGTTACTTTAAAACAAGGCTTAAACAGTACAATCCACGGACGAAAAAAGAGATTCGTATTGAGGCACTAGAACCACTTGTAGAAGCTGG